CGCAAAGTTGTCCACATCTTTGGGGAACTAGCCGAGATCAGCGTGGATTTATCCACAGGGTTACCCACAGGGCGGGAACAGCCGAGATTGGAAACGATCTTGCCTGACAATTTCAGTGATCGGTCTTTGGGCAGTGATGTTGCTTTGTGGGCCAAGCAGAACATGGGCGTTGATCTTCATCCGTGGCAGCGTCGGGCGTGTGACGGCATGTTTTGTTTAGGCGATGACGGTGAGCTGTTGTTTCGTGAGTCTTTGATTTCGTGCGCCAGGCAACAAGGTAAGTCTCTGTTGATGACTGCTGTGTTGGGGTTCTTTGTGACGACGTTTGCTAGGCGTAGAGGCCATGCGCAATATGCGTTATCTGTTGCTAACCGTCTTGACCGTGCCGAAAGTATCTTTACTGTGCTTGCCCCAATTTTGGTTGCAAACTTTGGCGGTAAACAAATGCAGGCTATGGGCCGTAAGTCGGTCACTATGCCGGACGGGTCCCGCTGGGAGATTCGAGCGGCGACCCTGAACCTGGTCGGCGGATCGTATGACCTAATAGTGGCTGACGAGCTGTGGAATATCTCCCAGCAATGCGTTGACGACTGCCTAAAACCAAGTCAGATTGCTAGAGCAAATCCTCATATGGCCATGTTCAGCACAGCGGGCGATGAGTCAAGTTTGGCGATGATACAAACACGGGAGACATGTCTCAGAGAGTTAGACGCTGGTATTACTGGCGCTTGCTATTTAGCGGAATGGTCTATGCCGCCAGGTTGTACCGGGCAAGAGTATTGGGGTTATGCAAACCCTAGTCTCGGGTTGACGGTGCAACTGGACGCTTTAAAACTGGCGTCCACAAAAGACAGCTTTAACCGCCAGCACCTAAATCTTTGGAGTAGCGCAAAAGGTTCATGGATTGACGCTGCAGATTGGCAGAAATTAGCGACCGATGACGCCATGCCTGAAGGCGGTATTTTGGCTTGCGACGCCTCAGCAGATCAGAACCGTTTTGTAGGTGTGCGGGCCGTAGTCGCTAATGATGTTGTGCAACTTAAGGTTGAATTCATTGTGGACTCTATGACGGAAATGTGGCAGGAAATTGAACGGGTTATGGTTGACCAAAACGTGCAGCTGTTGATCGGCCCGACGTACGAAATTCATGTGCCGAAACCTTTGGCTCGACGTTGCACTACAGGCGGCCAAAAAGAACTAGTCAAATATACGGGTCTAGTTAAAGCGATGATCGCCGAAAGTAAAGTGCGGCACCGAGGCGAAAGAACACTTGCCGAACATGTATGCCGAGCCGTCCAAATCCGTACCAGCGACGGCGTAATGATCTCGTCGCACCGTTCCCCTGGACCGATAGAACTGGCCCGCTGTGCAGTCTTGGCTATCGCTAAAGCGTCACGGCCTAGGGTTGTCGGTAAACCCATGTTGGTTGTCTCACGGACATAACAGCAAGCGCATAGGCTAATCTCACTACAGGTTCGGCTTGAGCGTCGGGTTCGAGCCGAGCCTACCTAAAGGACATTATGGGAATCTTCAGCAGCAAAGTCACTAAAGCGGCGATCAGTCCAAACCCGCAAGTCCAGGCTGCTATCGGCGGCGGGTATTCTTCGCAGGTCGCAGGCCCTAACCTGATTGGCGAGTTTTGGTCATACCAGGCTGGCGCTTTGCGTAACCGTGCAATGAGTGTTGCATCTATCTCTCGAAGCCGTGACCTCATGGCGTCGGTGCTGTCAACAATGGAATTGAAAATGTGCGGCGAAATGTGGAACGGCGAAGAAATGGAAGAAGTGCCGTTAGCGCCTAGAAGTTGGTTGCGCCAGCTTGACCCTGAAATGCCAAACAACTTCCTATTCCCATGGGTATTTGATGATCTTTTCTTCTTTGGAAGAAGCATGCTGTACGTTACCTCTAGAACAAAAGACGGGTTTATGGCGTCAGCAACACGCCTGCCGCAAGGGTCCATTACGACGCCTGATCAAGTACCGCCCGTTTGGTATGGCAAGTCTAAAGAAATCTTTTTTAACGGTGGCGCTTTAAACCCTGCCGATGTTGTACAGATTTACAGCCCGACACAAGGCATGATCTTCATGTCAGAGCAAACAATTTCTACGGCCTTAAAACTTGAAGACGCCCGCAACCGTAACGCCTCGTCGCTTATACCGGCAGGCATTTTGAAGCAGACAGGCGGCGAGCCTTTAAGCGCTACCGAGCTGGCGGCCCTAGCGGAATCGTTTAATCAGGCACGGATGACAAACTCAACGGCAGCGTTAAACGAATTCTTGACGTATACGGAAACAACAGCGACGCCTGACAAAATGTTGTTAATTGACGCAGCCGAGTACCAAAGTCGGGAAATCGCTAACTTGTGCAATATCCCGCCGTATTTATTGGGACTTTCTACGGGCAGCTACGCATATTCGACGTCAGCCAGCGCCAAGTCTGACCTTTGGTCATTTGGTTTGTCAATGTACGCTTCAGCAATTACGGCAGCGTTATCGCAACAGCTACCCCGTGGAACGTATGTGAAATGGGATACTGACAAAATGTTGGAAGTACACGAAATGTCTACCTATGAGCCAATGCCACAAGAAAACACACAAGAGGAATTAGCATGATCAACTTTAATTTGACCGACTTCACTATTGACGCCGCAGGCCCTGACGGTTTGCCTCGACGCACCATCACTGGCGTTGCTGTGCAATACAACACTTTTGCCACAGTCAGCGACGGCACTACCGTTTCGTTTGCGCCAGGCAGCTTGCCTACCGACGGACGCCAGCCAAGAGTTTTCATGTACCACGATTCAACTATGCCCGTCGGCCTCGTAACCGAAAGGGTTGACACCGGGTCAGAAATGTTGCTGGCAATGAAGATCAGTAGCACAGCCTTAGGCAATGAAGCGCTTGTGCTAGCTGCTGACGGCGTAATGGAGTTATCCGTTGGTGTAAACCCGACAGAATTCAGCTATGACAGCGACGGCAATATGACTGTCTTAGCAGCCGACTGGCACGAGATTTCGCTAGTTCCCACAGCCGCATTTAAAGGTAGTACGATCAGCCAAGTAGCGGCCTCAACACCTGAGGAAGCTGAAGAACCAGTAACAGAACCTGAAACCGAAAAGGAAGAACCCATGGAACTTGAAGCCGAAGTTATCGTGCCAACCGCACCAATTTTTGCACAGGCTCGACGTGAACCACGTTTGCCAAATGCTGCCGAATTCATTGTGGCAATGCACAAGGGCGGCCTTGAAGCCGCAAACGCCAACAAGGTTTGGGCTGACTACAAGGCCTACCACAAGTCCGATTTAGAATTTGCCGATACAACGGTGGCTGATGTCGTTGGTATAGTCCCGGTCCCAATTTTGGGTCCAGTTTTTGCGGATATTAACTACATCGCCCCGCTTTTAAGCGCCGTGGGGACAAGGGCGATGCCCTCTAACGGTACGGGTTCTACTTTCATTCGCCCTACCTGGACAACCCACCCCACCGTCGCAGCGCAAACAAACGAATTCGATGTTGTGTCGTCAACTGCTTCCGTGATTGCGTCAAACGTGGTTACAAAACAGACTTTTGCAGGCAGCGCCAGTTTGTCATATCAGACAATCTCGTTCAGTGACCCCGCAGCTATGGCGATCATCATGCAAGACCTCGCAGGGCAGTACCTCACCGCCATTGACAGTTTCGCTTGTACCGAATTGTTGGCAGCTGCGACTTCGGCTGGCGTATGGGACGGCACAGCGCCTGACCTCATGAAGTCAATTTATGACGCCGCTGTTGTCACTTCGGACGCAACAAACTTCCTGCCAACGCATATCGCTGTTGACCCTGCAACGTGGGGCAAGATGGGCCAGCTTGTAGACGCCTCAGACCGCCCAATTTTCCCAGCAATCGGCGCACCTGGCCTACTCGGTCAAAACAGCATGGGAGCAGGTTCTGCAGCCTCATGGTCCGGTAGCAACCCGCTTGGCTTGCAGATCATCGTTGACAACAAATTTGATCCTGACACCATGATTATTTTCAATGCGAATGCAGTCGAAATTTATCGCCAGGATCAGGGCCTGCTAAGTGTTGAGAACCCAAGCACGATTTCTCGCCTAATGAGTGTGTTTGGATACGCAGCTTTCTTCGCCCCGAACGCCGACATGATTCAGAAAATTACCCAGTAGTCGAAAGGCGGTTAGCCGCCCATGGCTGTATATAGCGTTACTTTTACACAGCGTTTAGACAACTATTCTGTTGTCCAAACTTTGACGGAACCTGATCTTGATTTAGGCATGGCGTTCACTTTGGCGTCTTGCGGCTTAACTTTTGACGGGTCGCACACCGTTTACGCTTTGCCCGCATACCTGTTTAAGGGCGTTAACAGCATGGGCGACCCCGTCTATGACCTCAGCGTTCCGATACCTAACCAGGTGCTGTTTTACAATGCAAACGATGATTCTGAACGCATAGCGTTAATACCGCCAGGGACGTTGACCGCTACAGAAAACGCAACGTGGATAGACGGCACCGATGTAGAAACTTGGCTTGGCATTGACCTTGCAGGCGCTTCAGAAACCGCTTTTCTAGAACAATGCGCCAATAGCGCCAACAACTTTATTTTTAGGCGACGTCAAGAAAGCGGATATACGGACCAACTAGCAACAGCGCCTAGTCCTGATGTCGTTTTGGCGACGACAATGTATGCGGGCCAGTTATATCGTCAAAGGGGAGCCGTGAATGATTTTGCTAGCTTTGATTCCATGGGCGCTATCTCAACAACAGGATTGACGCCGATGATTAAGCAGCTTGCAGGAATTCCTAGGCCAGCTGTCGCATGACTGTTTACACAGACCTTTTCAATGAGGCAATAGACGACCTCATTACAACTTTGGCAACTATTCCTGATCTTCGAGTAACGACAGACCCGCAAAAGATCAACCCGCCTTGCGTCTTTCTTGACGCACCTAGTTTTGACAGCTGGTCATCGGCAATAGTCAAAATGACGTTTAACGTCAAAGTAATCTCGCTCGGCCCGGGCAACCTTGACGCTATGCGAAACATTTTAAATATCGCTGCCCTAATGCTTGCCAAAAAGGTTGCTGTCACAGCTGGCCGCCCTGGCTTTATATCTATCGGCGGTCAAGACTTCCCCTGCTACGATCTAGACATATCCCTACAAGCACAGGCGGCCCCATGACCTACAAGATTGTTTCACCTAGAGTCGGTACACCGGGCGACGAGTTTGTGCCAAGCGAAGGCGTCAACATTGAAGCGCTGATCGCTGGCGGTTTCGTAGTGGACACTGCTGTCAAAAAATCTGCTAAAACTACTACCGAACAACCAAAGGATTAACCCATGGCTACTAGCACCTATCTTTCAAACCCAGGCGTATTGGTCAACACCGTTTCGCTAACGGACCAATGCACCGCCGCTACGGTCACCAACACCGCTGAAGCCCTTGAAGCCACCGCCTTTGGTGGCACGTCACGGGTGTTTGTTTCAGGCTTGTTTAATCAGGAAATTACCTTGGACTTGTATATGTCCTATGCAGCTGCCGAAACTTACGCCACCCTTGCGGCCTTAGTTGGCACTACGACAACTGTTAAAGTTTCTAACACCGTTGCAGGCTTGGC